TTTGAATATAGTAAAGGAATACATGAGTTAATTATACTAGAAAAATAATTTATTGTCAAGCAAAGAATGCTTCCAAGGTAGCAACTGGTTCTGCCGTCCAACCAACTGCTTTTAAAATAGGATCAAGAGGATCCAAGAAAGTTTTAGAGAACATTTTATCATAGTCTATCTTAGGATGTACTTTGAATTCGGGAGGAAGTTGTCCTGAAAAACTGATGACATTCTCTTTCAAATGATTCGGGACTTTCAGATAAACAAATTTAATCTTCTCGCCGTCCTTGATCGATTCGTATTTCTGAGTCAACCCATTTTCTTTCAGGTAGTGATTGAATAACAGTGCTCCACGCACGTGTATCGGAGTTCCCTTACCATAGATGGTTCGAGCATCAGCAAACTTATTCACGTCAGAGACACCTCGTGGAAACGAGATCTGTTCAACCGGAAGTGTCTTGAAATATGATTTGAAATCGGATATGAATTTCTGAGTATCTTCTTCTGAACCTTTGACCAAGATCTGAAACAATTCTTTAAACTTGTCTCGTACAACCTGTGGGGTACTCGACTTGACTGCTTCAATACCCATCATCTTCAACTTGGGTTCAGAAAAGCGAACACCCTCACTGTCATGGACGTTTAATATGTAGCGTTTCTTTGCCATCCAAATACCACGATCTGCAATCACCTCACGTTTCATGACCATGCGATTATCATAGGCACCGGTTTCATCTGCCAGAGTTTGGTAAGCATCGGCAATTTTCGTTTCAAAATGTTCGCATACTTTATCGAGAAAGTTTATAGGATTAACAGGTTGATGTTGCTTAACAAGATCCGACATTGTGATGTACACAGAGTCAGTATCGATTGCTATCACGTAATCTTCTTTTGTACCCAATATTTCTTGCATCTCATCGTTAACTGCTTTCTCTGCACATCTGATAGCTCTTTGACCAGACAAAGTAATACCTTCGGCAATGCGTAGATCAAAATATCGGAAGTATTGATTTGCCAATGCACCATAGAGAGAATTCATCAGGATTTTAATGCCCGTCTGCTCAGTGTCTAATGTATCAATAACACTTTCTAGTTTAGGATCTTTGGTTTTCTCATACTCTTGTTTTGCTTTAATCATATCTTGTTTAATCAAGACGCGATTGTTATAAAACTTTTTAATAACCTTGGGAATAATACCTTCAATATCCGTTCTATATCGAGTTCCGTTAGCAGCAACACAATTACCATCCATGTCTAAGGTTTCGGGAGACATGTTATATTGTACAATAATGTTAGGGTACAGCGAATTTAAATCAAATGAGCATACGTAATCATGACCACCGACTGCGGGTTCTTTTACGTAACCACCAGCAATCTTAGTTTTACCCTGATCTATTCTAGCAGGAATAACAATATCGTTCTTTAACAATTCGTTGTATATTACTGCATCCCATATTCCAGTAGTGCCTAATGCTTGTACTAAGTTACATTTTGCATTATACGACATTGAGCAAATGAGTTTGATGATGTTAAGTTTCTTATCAAGACGTTCAACAAGGTCTGTGTCTTTGATGTTATAGTCGATAAACTTCTGATAGTCTTCTTTATACAGGGTGTGCAGATTACCGTGCTCTTCATAAGACAACTTACGCTCACCAAGAACAACATTAGCAATATGATCTAACTTGTATGATTCTTGTTGACCATAAGTGTTCAATGTAAACTTCTTGAACAGATCATAGTAATCAAGAATGTTAATACCGTCGAGGTCATATGCAACCTGCTCTCTACCGCCAAGAGTTCTGACATGACGTTCTTTCACATGACCCCATGGTGACAACTTATCTGCTACTTCTTTGCCAGCAATTGCCAAGGTTCTGCGATAGAGGTAAGGTATATCAAAAAGATTAACATTCCATCCAGTGACAACATCAGGGGTATTGACTGAGGATCCCCACCACGACATAAAAGATCTCAACAAGTTGAGTTCACTGTCGCATTGAAAAAACTCTACGTTGTTTTCATTGAGTTCAGCATTGTACTCATGCAAACCCCACACATAAAAAGTGTCAGACTTGCTGGACTTAACGCATATTGCAGTGACAGGTTTTGATGCTTCTTCGGGACTGGGAAACCCTTCATCAGATTGAACCTCGATATCCATATACAACGTATCGATAAGAGACGTATCGTATTTCATATCGGAGGGAAATTTTTCAGCAATGAATTGCAACTGAAAATTATCTTGACCATGTACAGGAAACCCTTGTACACCTTGATACCGTTTGCGGAATTCTCCTGCATCCCTCATAGTATCAAACGTTATAGGGGAAACTTTTTTGCCATACAAACTACGGAACTTGCTGGGTTTATCAGAGTTCACATAAAGTGTAGGTTTAAAAGGGATTGTTTGGGAAACTCGTTCTCCGTTATCGTATCCGCGATAATAGATTAGGTTACCTTTGCGAGAAACATGCGTATAAAATTTTGTCATGTGTCCATTATAACAGAATTGAAATAGAAGTCAAGTGGTCCGACAGTTTTTAGTGCTCGTTCCGTAGAGCAGGGAACGTCGGCAAACCCTCATAGATGGGTCAGGGGAGATGCGTCTCCCCCAGTTTCGTTACATGCGCTTAAGTAACACCCAAATCTTACAGTACCGGAATATATAGAGTGTCCATTGGGATACCTACATGATTCCAATCTGTGAAGAAAGGTGCTATCAGTCCACCAACAATAAGGGCGACGAACAGAACGATAGGAGTTGCCTCTTTAATTTTTCTGATCATCTCTTTTCCTTAATGTAGTAGTTACGACATTCCTGATGTGACTCAGCAATACCATCGAGAACTTCTTGAGCACATTTCTCATTGAGTTCACGATTACCGTTACTGACTAAAATTACACCCACCAACACCATTGCAGTTAGCACACCCATTATACGCTCCAACTAATTAGGATCATAACAGGCACTACTAAGAGTGCACCAAACAATTGTGCAATTGCGATCATTTCTTCTTTTTTAGAGGAGAGAAATTCCTCGTTTTTTACTAACGTTTTCATAAGTGTCCTTATTGAGAATTGATTTCTATTTTTCTCGGACGCTTCTCTTCGGGCAGTTCTACTCTGAGTTTAATCACTAGTAGTCCGTTGACGAATTCAGCTCCATCAACGACAACGTGGTCTGCGAGTCGAAATGTTTCCACGAATTTCTTCGTAGTGATTCCCTTATGAAGATACTCTCGGGTATCCTCTTCAGGGTTTCCCTTGATTACTAGTACACCAGGTTTTGCTTCGATGTCTAGATCTTTCTTTTTGTAACCGCCGAGTGCAAATTCCATGGCGTATTCCGTGTCAGAATATTTGATAATATTGTGACGAGGAAAACCCTTCTCGTTTGCTCCTGCGACTGTTAGTTTTTCTATCTCATCCCATACGTGGTCGAAACCAATGAAACGAGAGTGGGGGAACGAAAACACTTTTGTTCGTGTATTAACCATTGCTATCTCCTTATTAATTAAGCAAGATTGTTGTCTATCTTCCGCATCATTGCGCGAAGACACTAATATATATAACATATAATCTTTTAACTGTCAAGTTTTTTATGAAAATTAAACTCTTAGATAATGCAACATGTGATGCAGCAAAAGAATACATGTTTGATTTGTTAAATCGAAACCTTTTAGAAAACGAAAAGAAACATAGGTTCGGTCCTGACAATGATAAATCGTATAAACTTTATAGTGATGTTTTTTTCAGAGACATTGCTTTAAAAACGCAACCTCAACTTGAAGAAGCATATGGTTTTAAATTATATCCTACCTATACTTTCACTAGACTTTACAAAGAAGGTTTCATTTTACGTCCTCACGTTGATAGACCCGCATGTGAATACTCTTCTACGATAACTATTGCTTATGGAGATCGTGATCATCCTTGGGAATTTTACGTAGAAGAGAATAATGAAACCAAAGAATATATTTTAGAATCCGGAGAAGGTGTATTATACTCAGGACGTGAACTGCCTCATTGGAGATTCCCATTAGATAAAGGGTGGCAGATTCAAACTTTTGTTCATTACATTAAAATGCACGGTGATGTATACGACATATTAAAATACGATTATCCGGATTTTCCATTCCATAAACCCTTTCAAGATTTCATTATTGATGACAAGGGGATGTCTCATCTTAAACAAAACTAAAAAAATAAAGGTTGGAGTTTTTATCTCTGGTGTGATAAGAGAGTTAGAGTATCTTCCTTTTATTGTGCAAAATTTAAAAAGAGAAATGCCTTTTGCTGACATCATTGGTGGAGCATCTCTGGACTGTCTAGAAAAATACGGAAACCTCAATAAAGAATTGGGCATTCACATTGACTATGCCGATAACGATGGTGTAGATTACAATCCGTACAGCGACAATTCTGATTTTTATGACCATTATCAATGGAATAGAAAATTCGAATACTTTAAACCAGCAAGGTTTCCTTTTGGTGGTGAAAACGAAAGGCAAGCAAATCAGATAAGAATGTTATTAAGACATAATGATCTTGTTAAACAGTATGGAAATAATTTTGATGTTATAGTACGGGTTCGATGGGATCATGCTCTGGGAAGAGACCTACAATTATACGACTTAATATCAGAGTGTTATAAACTATCATCTACTGTATCTTTGGCACAGAGACCTAATTATAAAGTTGATATTTGTCGAAGAATGATGAGTTATGACAGTTTATATCAAAGACACATCGGGTATCTTCCTGTTATGAGTGAAAATCCAGACAATGACGTTCACCTTACTCTACCCGATACACCCATGATGGTTGACTACGGTCTTCTTATGCACCGAAGTAATCTGTGGGACACAGATATGGTAGACGATTTCCATAGAAAAAAATCTATACTCCCTGCTGAATTTGGATGGTACCAATTATTATTTGAGCATGTAGAAAATGCTAGATACCGACATTGGGATGGTGGCGCAGGTATTTTCAGAGCACATAAGAAAAGGTTTAAATATATCAACCCAGAATATTTTGGTTAGAATTTACTTCCTATGTTGTACTTCGGGCACAACTCCCAGTCAACCTTTTCTTTATGCGAAAGAATTTTTATCTGTCTTAAAGGTGCACAGTTAGTTACCTTTGATTTATCTAAGATAGAGATAAGACCCCAGTCTGATAATAACGTAGTGATACTGTTACGTCTTTCTACATCATTTTCAAGAAGATTTGTTTTTTTACCGTCTAATAAAAATAGTTCTTTGAAGTGAACAATAAAATATCTTCCCTGCTTGTGTAGAATATGGCAGGACTGAAAAAGTTTATTTTCTTTGCGTGAAGCAACTCCAATACGAGTCAAAGTTTCACGAATTTTTAAAAAGTCATCTGGGTGATTGATTGTTATTTCAACCATATCAAATGGTGACCATACTACATTATTTCCTTCCACCTTTACTCACCTTCCTTATAATTATACTAATTTGCTCTTCCGTGAGGATGCTCATTACATCTAATGCTTTCTCTTCACTGTAATTATAATATTCTTTTACGGCAGATACTACATCATCAGATTCATATTTTTGCCATTTCGAGAATCGTTTTCGTTTTCTCAGTATATTTATAAAAAAATCATATTGTAGTTTGTTATCAAGGTGGTGATGGAAGTTCATCTCATTAGCTAACAATGCGCTGTCTTTAAAGTAAGACAATGATCTGTTAGTTAAGAAAGGAACATACTTACTTTCGTTCTCTGGTGTCATCATATACTTTTTGGTATGACTAACAGAGTTTACAAATTCAAATGGGTTCATTGTTCTTTTCTCACGTTAAAAGCAACACACACGCGCTCACTGTTAGGAACTACATTAGGAAGCACCCCATGTTGTACACGTGACCCAAAAAGAACCATGTCTCCGGATTTAGGTTCTACTTCAATTCCTGCTTCGGGAAAATATATAGACCCGCATCCGGGAGTTGTTTTTAAATAATATACCCCAGCATACTCTGGAACTTTTCCGTGTCCGTGAGGACCACAAGATTCACCATCAGCATAGATGAGACCCCAAGCACCGTCTTCAATATAAAAAACCCTATCATCTACTCGATCAATTGACGTTATGACCTTTGTGACCATCATTGCTAAGTGACGTTTTAAAGGATCAAACTCTTTTGACCCCCAATGAGTGGGTTGATATACACGACAGTATGCTCTTTCTAATCTAATAGAGGTTCTATCTTGTGAGTAGGAAGCACCTTCTCGTATAGATTTCTCCCACTTATCTGCCTGTGGCATATTAATAGAAGATAAACATATGAAATTTGGTTCGTCTGATAGAATTTCTGTCTTAGGTAAATTCGACACTTGCCATAACCTCTGTCAAACATGCAACCAAATTCAATTCATGATCAGCAACAAATGCATTTTTATATTGATAGTCTGCAAGAATCAATACCAGTTGTGGTATGCTAGAACTGTTAACTCTTTCGTACATACTATTATATAGATTACGAAAGATCACACTAGTATCTACATCTACATTATTAACAACCCATGTTCTCATCTTTTTAAAATCTTTGTTTTTTAAAGACGAGAAAAGATCGTCATAGTTACCATTACTGTCATTAACACGAATATCAAGTTCGCCTGATATGGAATGACGTTGTAACTCGTTAAGCACTCTCCGCCAATCAGGTGCATGTTTCATAATCAGACTAGCAATTTTATCATCGTCATCAGATGAAACTGAAACACCTTCCTTAGTTAGTATTTCTTTTGCTCGTGTCATCATCTGACCACACAAGACTGCCATGTCTTTCTTGGATGTATTAAATTCATACACACCACACCGAGAATGGAGTGGTTCGATAACACGATTCTTAAAGTTGCAAGTGAGAATGAATCGGCAGTTATCTGAGAATTCTTCGATGAACCCACGCAACGCAGGTTGTGTCGATTGAGGATTCAGATAATCTGCTTCGTCAAGGATGACACACTTACCGTTTCCAGACAAGGAAATCGTTGAGGCAAATCTTTTAATCTTACCTCGAAGAGTATCAATGTTACCGTCCTCTGAACCATTGATCACAAGGTAATCTAAATCTAATTGCTCACATATTGCCCGAGCAACTGTGGTCTTACCNAGACCAGCAGTGCCCGTAAACAACATGTTTGGCAATTCTTTTTCAATTAAAATAGATTTGAATGTATCCTTTAACGTGGGTGAAAGAATACAGTTATCTATTGTTGAGGGTCTATATTTCTCAACCCAAAGGAACTCATTTGACATTTATTACTCCATACATTATATAAAAAAATCATTCGAGGAGAAACGTCAAAAGTTATTCAGCGGGAGGAACCTCAAAATCAGCATCAGCAGTTTCTCCTGCGATGCCTTGCTCAGTTTCAATCAACTGAATCAAAGCAATGCACTGATCTCTAAGTTGTCCAATTGTGCTAAGTTCTTCGCCTCGGAATGCTCCGCGAGATGTCATCGTATCGACAACTGCAACGGTGCTTCGGGTGATTCGATTAGCAAGGTCAATCATTTCACTATTCATTTTACTCTCCATAAGTACTAGTTTTTTCAAGTGCTACCCAATATTCAATAGATGATTCTCTATTAATAAAATGAGAGATACGTGACTTAGATATATTAACATCATAATCACCTTCAATCATTTTTAGGTTTTTAATATCAAATACAAAATTGAAATTGGCATCTTTAAATGTACCATCAACTGCGATGTTGAAGGCATCCGAAGTTGGATCACGTTCATCCTTCACAATTAAACATACACTATTATCTATACAAGATACTGATACTTCAGAATGATTCATAACTCCTGCGGCACGTTTGATTAATGATAGTGTTCGTCTATCAAGCACAAACGATACATCTGTATCTCTCATTACAACATCCTTTGTAGGGGAGGTAAGAATCTCGGGATCAGAATAATGATATTTGATCTTGGTCCTTCCAACCGAATCAGATATTGTAACATACCCATCTTCAAAAGACAAATCCGGTGTGTCAACCAGACTTAGAACTGCTAAGAACTCATTCAAGTCAAAGATACCAAAGGTCTTAGGAAATTCGACATCAACAACAGATTTGCTGACAACAGATTTGCCTTCTGAGATTGTTTTGATAACGTTTCCGTTTTCAATAACGATGTTAGGGTTAATGGTTGCAAAGTTTTTTAATACTTGCATGGTCTTTTCTGTAAGCATCACAAAGGTTTCCTCATAAGTTTAGATTAATTATACATCTTTTATTGGTGTGTGTCAAGTTTATTATGGACCCCATGCCCATCCGACTAATGATATTCTTTGTCCTTCTGTAACAGGGGTAACTCGATGATAAGTTTCGCTAGGAAATAATAGCATAGTTCCTGTGCGATTAAGGTTGTTGACAGTCTTAATAATTGGATTACCCTTCCTGTCAAGAGCAGAAAACATTTGGAATTTACCTCCTTTCCATTCCGATGGATCATTTAAAATTATACTAAAACTCAATTTTCGAGAGTAGGAATATAAGTCAGTTGTATCTACGTGCCAAGAATAATGTCCACGTTTCTTATACACCCCTAGTTGAAAAAACTCGCAACTATCAACTTTAATATTCCAAGGGTTATTATTGACTATTATATTTTCTATTTTATTTTTTAATTTGGTATGTTTAAAATAATATATTTCGGTGTCTCTAACACCTCTTTCGATTTTTCCTGCTCCAAGTCGGGGTTCAGATACCCTTTCTGTTTTATAAACATATTTTAGAATACCCTTGCATTCTTTTTGTGTTAATATGTTAGGGACTACGACATAAGGATCTGTCCGTGTGAAATTAACTTTGTCTTTATCGAAATATGGTCCGATTGCACTCATGCTATTTTACTGAAATTTTTACTTTTAACAAACTCAATTTTACGATCGAATTTGTTATCAAGCAGTTCTCCTTTATGTGATATAACAAAGACATTAGTGCTATCATCTAAGGTATCAAGAATCTTTAATAGGTTGTCGACCCCATCCGCATCGAGAGAACTGTCAAAAGTCTCATCAAGAATCAGTAGATTGGTGGCGATACTGTTCTTCATCTTAGCAACCTGCCTCCAAGTAAACAGAAGTGCTAAGTCGATGCGTTGCTTTTCACCCTCGGAGAA